TGCCACTAGCTAATCTCCATTCCTACTTCTAAATCTTGACTTTTTTCATATTCCGCCTGGTAAGCTTGTAGTTTTGCAGCTATTTCTGCTACAGCGTTGCTTGGTGAGCATTCTACTGTCTGGCTAGTGAGGACTGTATTGCCGTCATCATCCAAGATGTCAAATGTAAAGTGTTGACTTAGGTTTAATGTTAGTTCTGATTTTGTTGTGATTTTAGCTCTCATAGTGTCTCCTTAATTAAAACGTAGCCCCTCTTGTGCCCCATGTTGGTGAACCTGTTGGGCCTGATGTTTCATTTATATACACAGACGTATAGCCTCCAGTACCTTTAGTAAAAGTAAACACAGAGGTAGTTTTGTTCTTACGCATGATGTAGTAGTCGAGGTCATCCGCCTCGAACCAGAAATACTTATACGTTGCATCTTCAGAGATTGCGTTAATACCGTACTCATCGCTAGATTTCGGTGGCGTTGACGCTGTGCTGAATGCACCGCTATCGTTAACAACCACTCTATTTAATGCAGTGCCGGTAGCATTTTCACCCACTAGCTCAACAGCATTCACACCCCATTTATCATCATGAGAGTTATTATCACGCTCTTGATCAGTCCAAACGTACTTAGACCCAGATTTGTTAGGCGCACTCATGAGTTGACAACCCTTTTAAAGTCTATGTAGGCTAATAACTTCTGTATTCTGTTTGCACCGCTTTCGTAGCGAGTAAGTCCAGCATCACGTTCTAGTTGCTTTAAAAACTCTTTGCCAGCTCTGGTAGAGTTATCTAAAACGCCATTCTTGACTTGCTCTTGTAAGTAACCCTCAATCTCCTCAACATCACGCTGCAATGTTTTGTCCTGATCCCACACGTTAGTAACGTCTAGGTATTCAGCAACGTAAGGCTTGCCCATATCATCACGGTAAGTGGCGAGAAGTTCGGGTGCGTGAGTTTCAACAGGTGATCCAGCGTCTACAATGGCCGCATCTTTTGGTGCAGTCGGGGTGGGGGTAGATGTGTCGGCTTCTCTAAATACGCTCATTGTCCAGTTTCCTTATCTTCGCCTGTATGTTCTCGCATCTGTATTTGTATTTTATGTTGCGCTTCTAGGTCGTTTGCTCTTGCTGCGTTTATAAGCTGCTCTCTTAGGCCCATGAGCTTTTTATCTTTGAGTTGCGCCACAATGGTTTGGTGAGCTTGATCTGCACGCTGTCGTACAATCTTTGGCAAGCTTTGATCGTTTCTATCTTTGTTTAGCTTTTCAAGATCGCCAGTTCTACCGTACATATTAGTTCACCGTAAAAGGTACAGGTATATTCTCGCCGTAGTTTATTGGTGAGTTACCAGCTTCACTCTGATCTATGAGATCACCGCCTAGCGTTACTGTAGCTAGATCATTGTTGCCAGTAACACGTAATACCTCTGCTACTGATACGTTATATACACGTGCTATGTCTTGAATCGAACCCTGCCCACGTTGGTAGTGGCCGATGATTTTTTCCCTGGTGCTATCATCCATAATTACTTCCTTTTACTTTCGGTTGACTGTATAACCTCTACTACTGCTTGGGCTTCAACTTTGTATTCATCTGCAATAGATTGAATGTTTCTACCCTGTACATATAGCGAGTACATTTTCTGTTCGTCTGTTTGTTTAACTTCTTTGGCTGGCGCTGTTGATGGGCGTTCGCCTACATTTTCTGTTGTGTTAATAGTTGGCTTCTTTACCATTTAGCAAACGCCTTTACCACCACATTTTGAACACTTTTTCATTTTCTTTGTAGCTACTTTAGCCATAATTGCTCCTTTTAATTGGTTGGGGGCAAGTTGCCCTACCCCCAGTATACCACTTAAGCTAAGGCTTAGGTTTGGCCTGTTGCACCAGTCTTGATGTCAATTAACCAAGAGCTGTTAAGCGTCTTAGTGACATAAGAAGCAGCCCATGACACTAGTGAGAATCGACCAGCTGGGTTACCAGAGTCAATCTTAGTGTGAGGGATGATGTACAGTTGTGGCTTGTCGCCCATAAGGTCGATACAACCAAATGCGTCTGCACCATGTACGAAGTTTGAGAAGATGTCGGCGTTTGAAGTACCGGCATTAACAGCCTCGTATTGAGCAGGGCTTTCGATTAGTCGAACACCTAAGATCTTACCTAATTCACCATTGTAAAGCTTTTCAGCTCCGTTATCGTAAATGTCGGCAGATAGGAACGTGCTATCAGTGGTTAGGTCGTAGCTGGTGTTAGGGCCAACTTTACCCATCCAAGGAGCAACACGGTCTTGGTAGCGACGTGCTTTGTTTAGCTTAAGAGTACGAACTGCTTTTCGTAGTTCAGCAACGCTGAGTACGTCAGTGATAGCAACGTCAGTAAGGGCAGATTTACCACCAGCTAACTGAGTTGTAGCACCAGTAAACAATTCGTTTCGAGTGATTTCATCAAGTGTTTCACCCATGTTTTGACCAACAACTTCGATTTTCTCTTTGTTGTTTCGGTCAATTGATGTGAGATCCAAGAATCGTGAAATCTTAACAGTGTTACCGTATTCAGCAAGTGTAGCTGTTACGTTAGTAGCTGTAAGGTTGACTTCAGCAGGGTTTACACCCTCTGTAAGTGCAGTCGTAGCAGTAGCTAGTGGGGTGTGGCGAGTAAATACAACGCTTTTACCTTCGTTAGCTGGCTGTGTACGCATTTGTGCGCCCTGGTTAAAGATATATTCGTACTCAGCACGAGCAAGGAAAACCTTTTCGTAGTAAGTAGACATTTCTTGACTAAGGCTAGAAGTAGTCTGTGCAGACATGATAATGCTCCAATTTAATTATTAAGAGCTACTATACTTTGGCAAATCCAAGTTCCGCTTCCATCTCAGCGATAGATTTTTCAGCAAAAGCTTTAGGCTTCGGTGTTCCAGAAACGGTGGCGTTACCAGCGGGTACGGCAGCTTGTTGTTTCTGGGCTAGGTTCTGCAAGGTTTCTTGCTTCGCCTGGGACTTAACAGCGTTTATACTTCCAGACTTTACTAATACGTTCGCATAGAGTGATTCGAGATCACCAGCTAAGTGAGGTTTAGCTTGTAGTTCCTGAATCATAGCAGCTTCGTGTTGTCGAGCCTCTGGGTTTTGATTCCAAAAGTCTTGTACGGCTGATTTGACTTCCATACGTTGTACACGTTTGAGAAGTTCAGGATCTTGGCCTGTTGTACTTGCTATTTCTTCGGCTATAACATCAGACGTAGCTGAGAGGTCTTTTTCTAGTTCGCTTGCTTTCTGTGCTTTGCTGTGCATTGCTTTTTCAGCTTCACGAGCCATCTTAGCCGCTTTCTTAGCGTTTTCACTGTCGAGTTCAAGGCCTTTAGCTTGCGCCCATTTAGCGAGCTTGTCGTCGTCTGATTCAGCGACGGGTTCACTAGGCGTGCTTGGCTCTCCCTCGTTGGGTGTAGATTGCTCTACAGGTGCAGTGGTATCGTCTACCGCTACAGTTGGTGTGGTATCTGCTGGTTGTGCTGCTTGAGCGCCATAATCTACTACGACTGGAGTTGTGGTTGGTTCTTCCATTACATCCTTCCTTTTAGTTAGTCCCCTGCCCATAAAGAGAAGCGAGTGCACCAGGCAGGGTGTTAAATTTATAAAATTTAGACCCGCTTCCCTTTACGGAGTGACGACTATTTAGGTTTGCCTCCCTTCCCTGCCATTGCAGTTTTAATGTAGTTCTCTACCTCACGAATGCCGTAGGCTTGTTGGCTGTTGTCTCTAGCAGATTCGGGGTTCTTCTCAGACTGCTCATGTTTAGAGCTTATCATAACGGTTAAGTTTTGCATAAATAGTTTACCAGCTTCGGTATCTTCAAAGAATGCTTTGTAAGATTTGCCTAGTGCGCTCATAGTACACCACCCTGTAAGAGCGCTAGTTCATCAGCAACGGCTGGGTCAAGTGGCACGAGTTGGCCGGTAAGAGGGTCGATAACCGCTTCGATTATCTGTTCTTGTGTAGCCTCAGCAAGTGGTTGCTCCATTGGTGGGAGTGCAAGTTCTGGCGGTGCAGCCATCTCAGGGGGCATAGGCACAGGAGCTAGCATCGCTGGGTCTACAGGTGGAACACCGCCAGCCATAGGATCAATTGGCATATCTGTAGGCATACCCCCCATTTCTGGTGGTAGTTGTGGGGCAATAAGTAGTTCGATTTCATCAGGATCGAGATCAAATGATTTTCTAAATACCATCTTCTTAAGTTCTTCTTGATTTACACCAGGATCGTTAAGGAACCCAGCAAGCAGCTCTTTAGCGCTCTCAGCGTCTTGTGCTTTTTGGCTGTTGACAGAAGTTTCAAGCTGTACTCGTGGTTCGTAGTCCCCATCTTTAAACTGTTTAGGATCAAATTCTTCCCAGCGTATACCATCTTTACCGATAATGCGTACCATCATAGGCTCGTTGACGTAAAGACGAACCATAGCGAATACGATCTGTGCGAGCTTGTGGAACCCTTCATCTTCTATCTGGGTGATCTTAAGGCCGATACGTTGACCAGCACCAGCTATTTGAGCGTTAACTTCTGTGGCTGTGATAGATCCACCTTCAGCACCAACACCTTTAACGATCTCGTTTGATGCTGTAGTCTCACGCATTTCACTCTTGATGTTAAGCCGTTCATTAAATGCGTCTTGAGGCACGTTGCCCATAGGTATAGGTTGGAGTGTACCAGCTTCAAATGGATAGACAGCACCAGGTAAGTTCTCTACTTCGTCAATCATGTGAGCATATTTAGGGTCAAGTGTGTACATCTGGTTTAATGTGTACGTGATAGAGTCGATGTTCTGGTTAGTAAGGTCGTTGAGTAGTTCTTGCTGGTCAGATATAAAGTCAACTTCACTCTTAGCATAGAACAGTGAGCCATCTACATAATCACGCAACCATGCGAATGGGTTAATAGCCTGTGGGTATTCTTCACCGTTGTCACGGGCTTTAGTCTTATACCAGTTCTCTACATTCTCAATAATGCAACAACGATTAGCTACCGATACAACACGATCTTCACCAGATTCAGGGTCGAAGTACCACATCTCAATAACTTCTACTTGGTTTTCTTCGGGAGTATCGAGGGTAGAGCCATACCACATATCTTTAATCTCTTTGTCGGTGGTTTTGTCAGAGTTGTAGATGCCGAGCTTATCGAGATCCTTATACTTCTTACGCATCTTAGGTTCTTTAGAATCTTCTGTTGCTTCTTCGGTCTTAGATTCTTTCTTCTCGTGGTCTTTACCCTCTGTGGTGGCTTCCATACCATCCTCTAGGTCAACGATCTCAAAGCTTTCAAGTTCTTCTTTGGTAGTGAGGTAACGACGGCCTATGAACTTAGGTTTACCTTCACCGTTGAATGTAGGGTCGATGATAAAGTCACGAATAGGTACGTTGATAAGCTTAGGGCAGTTACCATCCCAATACAGATATACGACTGATGTGCCCTCACGTAAGAACCCTCGCCCCCACGTAATGAACTTGATACTCCACTGGTCTTTATCCCAATAATAGTCAAGTAACGAGTTCAATATGTCGGTTTCTTGGTCTGGTTTCTCTTTAGGCGGAGTGTACGCAAACTTAGGTTTAGTGCCGAATAGCGCAGATGTCATAGTCTCAATAGTCGAGAATGTCATAGGTACGAATGTATCGGTGATACCATCATAGCCACGCTTCACACGTTCGTTATTGTAGAGGTTGTAGTTGTCTTCCCAGCGTTGATGCCATGAGCCTGATACATAGTCCCATGATTGTTGGAACATACCTACTACTTTGTCTACAAGCTCTTGATCTGCATACTTCGCAGATTCTTTTTTTGCTTTGGTCGGATTTTTAACAGTTTTTGGTGCTTTTTTAGCCACTGAAGAGTCTCGACCTGCCTAGTCTATCGTGATTATACCACATTACTTATGTTTATTGTCTATTCTTTCGGCGAACCATGTTGGCTGGTTTGTAAGCTTTTATGTCAGTACGAGTATTGAATGAGCTAAGAGCATAACGAACTGCATCAAGTGCGTGGTCATTCCCGCCTTCTGGTATATCTAGGATGCGCCCTTCTTTATCAGTCTTCCACAGGTAATTCCGATACTCTTTAATGAGGTTCACCGAGCGTTTAGTAACACTGATCTGCTGGTCTTGTATGAAGTTGATACCTTGGTTAATAGACCCTGCACCCTTTTGAGCCGGTAGCACAGCAATGTTATAGAGTTTGAGTTCATCTATACTCTTAGGCTCTGCACTATCGGCCACTATTGTAGTGTTCGGTTTCTCTAGGTTGTTCGCAAAGTCTGCAATAGCCTTGTTACTCATGCCTTTACGATAAAGCTGTTCGTCTAAGATATACCCACCATTGTAGTAATACACATCTACAAGTGCAGCTGGGTCTTGAGAGTAGCCGAAGTCTAGCCCTCGGCGTTCTAGGCGTGCTTCGTGTGGGATGGTATCAAGATCAACCTTCCAACCTTTGTAGATCTTACCTTCAACTTCGCCCCGAAGCCCTTTGCCGTAAACCCTAAACCAATTAACGTTATTTGCTCTGCGCTCAATTTCATCTACAATAGCTTGTTCTAAAGCTTCATTATCTTTGTACGTCAGGATGCTAAAGTCTGCATCAGATGAGTTAGTCTTGAGTTCTTCTTCATCAAGCCCATAGTCTTCATACAAATAGAAATCTGATGTGGGGTTCCAGTCAGCCCAAGCGTACTCTCTAGTACGAATCAATAGTTGTTCCCAGGCTTCTCTTGGTATGTTATTGACCTCGTTACAAAACAATCTATCTCGCCTCGGCCCACGCACCTTACTCGGTTGGTCAGCGCTAAAGAACTCGATCTTACTCCCGCTTGGTAGAGTGTAGATATAGTCAGTTTTGTTCCAACGAGCATCTTCAAAATACCCGTGTGTCTGCATTATGTCTAAGAAATCACGCATAGCACCACGTTTAAGGTGAGGAAATGATTCAGAGACTATAGATGTGAGGGTAGGCTTCTTATCTGTCTGGCCGTCATCAATCAAAAGTTGCTCAATAGAAATAGTCTTGCCACCTGATGTACCACCAGCAACCAATCTTACTCGACTCTTAAGCTTTGATAGTTTCTTCGTTGCTGTCGTCAGTTGATACATCTTTGGCTAACCCTCCTAATATCGGTGTTGGTAGCTTTTCTCCCTTAGTAGTAAGATCCAGGCTATCGCCATAACGTTTAGGCTTCATCTTGGCCATTAAGAATTTGCGAGTATCTATCTGTAATCTTCTGTGCCCTAACATCTCATCCTGCTTTACTTCAACAGAACCGTCAGGCTTTATAGTGCGTATTTCACCCATCTGTGGATTGTCAGCAATCTCAAGTATATCTTCAGCCATAGCATCAGCAGATTCTTGCTTAGCCTTCTCGTATTGTTCCAAAAACCCCTCTTGTGATCTGAACCAATTAAATATCGTAGACACTGAGGGCATACTATCTGGTTTACACACAGTTCGTAAAGATTCACCTATTGCAAGACGCTCACATATAGTGTCTGCCAGTTCCTGAGAATACTTTGTCGGTCTACCGCCAACATCATTATTAAGTTCTGCCTTAGTCATACCCCTAGTATAGCATAAGTAAAAAGCACCCTTTTCATAGATGGGACTCCGTTTAAGGCAGTTCTGCCACAGGCTTATAAGTTCCTGATGAGTTCCGATACACTGGGGTGCTTTATGGTACGCAATCTTTCGATCATTCCCATGCTTATATATTAGCACAGATAGGTTATATTGTCAATGGTTTTAGCAATTATATCCAGCTTCTAGATCACGTACGTTCTTCTCTAGGTCTTTTAGGTAAGGAAACTTAGCAAGTGCAGCTCGTTCAACATATTCTTCGTTGATAACTAAGCCTTTATCTGTGTACAACTTACGTACTTCACCCCTAATACGTTCAGCTTCTGATTGTGTATAACTAAGTCTGAGCCTTACATCACGGAGGTTAGCTTCTTTGTCTTGAGCACAGGTATCTACAACTACTGGTGCAGCTTGAGGTGTAGGTGTAGTAACTACTTGAGGTTCTGGCGTAGGAGTTTCTAACGCTTCTGGCTGTTCTTGTGGGGCTTCTGGTGCTGTTTGTACCACACTGGGTACTTGTGTTGGTTCTGGTTGATTAAACGCATACACGCCACCTGTGAGGGTTAATAGTGCTGCACCGGTTGCTAGAATTATCTTCTTCATGTCTACAGTATACTTGCTAGCCGTTTATTTGTCAACCGGCTTTTCTTAGGCATGAGCCACACGTAGTTCTGTCGCCATCGAGCGAGTGTTTCGGTTCATTACACACTGAGCATTTTAGATTGTTCATTTGTCGTAAACACTTTTCCAATATTTAATAATCGCTCTTAAATGTAGCCTTCTAACCCAGTGATACCTTGGCATAAGTATCAACTCTAGTTCAAGGAATCGGGTTATTTCTTCTGGCTTGGCTGGATTACCTGTGCATGCGTAAGCGTGCCCTATATTGTTAAGAACATCAGGAGAACCAAGATTATTTGACTCCATCTCTTTATAAAGTTCTATAGATTTTTCGAATTCTTTCTCGTGCATATAAATATATGCTTTTTTGAATGCTATTTCAGGATGGCTCTGTAACTCAGAACTAAGGTCGGCAATATAATCTAGGGCTTCTTTTGATTTTTCTTCTTGTAGGTAAGAATTAATAGTATTAACATAACCATCTTTATATTTTTCATTTACACTAGAAGCCTTCGTAAATAATTCACGAGCTTTTGAGAACTTATTTCGCTTAAGATAAATTACACCCAGGTTATTAAACCCATCTGGATATTGATCATTTAATTCAATTGTTTGTTCAAACTTATTCTTGGCGTTATCATCGTTATTTTGCAAAAGTTCAATCAGCCCGAGAGTATTTGTTACTTCATAATATTTGACATAATCACTACTAATTTGTTTTAGACTATTCTTTGCTTTTGGAAGATCGCCTATAGTAATCATTAAAATTCCATACTGATGAATTAAATCGGGGTTTGAACTCATTTTAAGGATGAATTCTGAATATACTTCTACTGCTTTGTCTATTCTTCCATACGCTAAATACGCTTTAGCGAGGTTCTGGGCAGCGGCTAAGAAATTAGGATCAGATATTATTGCTTCCTTAAAATATCTTATTGCTTTTGTCAGCTTACCTACAACAAAATATGTCATTCCTAAGTCATTTAATATGATTGGGTTCTTAGGTTGATTAATCAATTTTTCCAATGAGTAGTTAACCTGCTGTCTAAATACGGTGGGTGAATAATCAATTGTGACCGCTCGTTTTTTGGGGATGTTTATTTTTAAGTCTTGATATTTTTGAAGTGGCTCTAGTTCATCTTGTTTTGAAAATAGTTGAGCATATGAAATATTAGGGAAAATATTCCCCTCTTTCTTTAGAGCTTCACCTACAAAGTTATCGGGCTTCTTGATTGTCTCAAGCATTTAAGACTCCTAAGCACTCTTCCATTCTAGTACGAATAGAGCTTATTTCGCTAGTACGATCATTGGGATCGAGTTTTGTCGCTTCCAAAAAGACGTCGTTTAAGATTGCTTCTATCTTTCTTTTCTTCCCATCTTCAATTCCAAGTTCAGTAATTGCTAGAGGAACTATCATATTATTTTTTATCATTGGCAATATCTTGTTTTTTAAGTGTTCTTCTTTAACTTTTGGATCTTTAGTGGTAACTTGTGCAGCGGTCATAAGTACTACCTGAGTATAGCTTGGGGCTTTATTGATAATGTGATAAATCAGTAAACCTAAGGCAAATACGTCATTCTTTTTCCAACCTTCATCATCCGAAATTAGGCCAACTAAGGCCTCTGGGGAAGAAATATTTCTAGCTCCCAGGAGAAAATCGTATGCGGTATTAATTGGAATTTTTGGAGTTTTTGCTGCACCATAATCGGTAACTTTAACGTGTAGAGGTTCTTTTTTTTCTTTTACTAGTATGTTGTCCGTGTAAAGATCTCGGTGGAATATTCTCTTTTCGTGCGAATGCTCTAGTGCTAGACACACTTGCGAAATAACCTTTAATTTTGATTCCAGTTTCCAGTCGTCTGGATGGCTCTCGAGATAGTTCTGTAGGTTTCCAGCCATTAACTCCATTGTGTAGAAATCAATTTCAACATGGTCGCTGTTCAATTTAGCCTTCGTGGTAGCCTCAGGCTCAAATGCTTCAACAACATGATCATGTCCTTTTAACAACTCGAATATCTTTGGTTCGTTAAGGAATTTTTCTCTTCTAACTTTATAGTCTGAAAAGTGGCTTGGATAGTTATATAGTTTTAACGCCACGTTTTTGCCATTCTCTTTTTTACGACCAGCCCACATATGTTGCACTCCACTATTCGCCAGGTAAGTGCATGGTGGGTGAGCTATCATCATATCCCAACCTTTATCAAGCAACTCCAACACGTCACCTTGTATGTGGTATGGGCTGTTGTCATCGCTTGGTAGTAAGTCGCAACTCCAAGCGTCATGCCCCAACTTTCTAAAAGCTTCTCTGACACGACCAGAGTATTCACAAGCTACAAGTATCTTCATTACTTATCTCCCCCTAATAGCTCATTAAATGCTTGCTCCCATTCTTCTAGTGCTTGGTTATAGCCTTTGCAGAACCTATAGTCGGGGTTGCCTATTGGGTCTACTTCGTGGCCACTAGGTTTCACCCTCATTACATCAGCTAGTAGGTGAGAGCGTATGGCTTGTTCTGTTTCAGCCTTAACCTTGTCTATCTGGTCAAGTTCGTCTTTTATAAAGCTTGTACCGTCTAGTTGGTCGTGAGTCCAACTTCTCCAACCTTCAGCTAAAGCTTCTAACTCTTTCGATAACCACTCCATGCTGTTGTCTTTACTCTCTTGGTCTGTGTTTGATGTGTGCATTACTTTTGCTCCTTAGAAAAAGACTTATGGTATCCCTTATCGAACAGCCAACTGTCTACCTTCTTCTGGTGCATAAAACACAGGTCTAGTCCGAATAGCTTTATGCTTTCTGGTAGATATTTGCACTTTCTTATACAGCACTTATCAAACTTTACTTTTTCACCCATAAACACGACTCCTTGCTGCCTTTTGACCTTCGTTTAATATGTGTAGACCAACCTCTGGCATAACAGCATTTCTAAGTAACTTACGTTGGTCTTTAGTACCATCTGGCAGCTCAATGCCATATTGTGCCGCAAGAGTTTCTTTGCTCTGGTCAGTGATTCTACCTTTATATTGTCGTTCAATATCTATGTTAGATATTTCAAAATTTGACCAGAAATGGTGCCTATCAATAGTTGCTGTTGGCTCTATAAGCGGTTTATAGTAGGGTATTACATTCTCGACTACCCAAGGTACTTTGCAAAAATGCTTCAAGAAAATTATCTCCTCATATAGTTTCATATCTGGATATACTAGAGGACTTTTAGTCAGTGACTTTCTCATTCTCGAATGACTAGGGCATGGCGGGGAGCTCCATATAAAATCGAAACCTGCAAAGAACTTTAATAGGTACTCGTGTGCATCTTCACTTCCAATAACAATATCTTTTGGGAACATCTTTTGGTACACATTCCAAATATCGTAATTTAGTTCAACAGACCAGACTTCATGCTCATCACCCCACAGTTTACGATTGCCGCCAATACCTGCGTAAAGATTAAGTATTTTCATTCTATACCTGCCTTTTCCTTTATAGCTTTGAGAGCCTGTCTGAGTTCAGCTCTAAGCCTATCCCTAGCTGTAACTTTGTCGTACTTTTCAATGTTTTCACCCTGTAGAACAGTGGGAAAGTGCTGCTCTGGATATTCATATTCACCAATAGCTTCCTCAATCTCCCCTGCAAATGCTTTTAGCTTAGATTGGGTATACTGGTCAATGGCTTCAACTGCTTTATCAGTGTTGCTTTGGCTTAGATATTTATCTTCTTTGAATTGATTGAGAAATTCATAAAGTATTTCTTGTCTCAAGTCCTTATCATTATCTAGGTGGCTATGTGGTTCATCTTGGCAAGTACAACGCCTGTCAGAGTCACCACCTCTATCATCTGAATGAGAGCCTACTGTGTGTTCAAATATGGGTGTTTTACTCATCACTTATTCTCCTTTGGGTTGTTGGTTAGTTGGGCTAAACGGTCTTGTACATGCCTAAATAAATCATTCTGCGTTCTTGGGTCGTCAAGTATAATGTGTTCAATATTGTTATCGACAAGTGATTGGACTGAAACAGGTGACTTCATTTCGATAATATGATGGTAAGCGGCATCTACAAGCCTTAGTTCGTCTATTCGTGCTTCTGCTACTTCTTTAGCCTTTTCTGATTCAAAGAGGGCTAGGAGTTCGTCTACTCGTTCTGTTTCGCTAAGTTGTACAAAATCATCTTGCGTCATTGTTCCAACTTGCCATGCTTCCCATACTCTAGTACAAGCGAAGTCATCGGATAACATTTGTTCTATCTTCGTTTTTAGTTCTTCATTCATAGCTGCTCCTTGGTTAGAATGTTTTGTTTGAATACGTGTAAGCCGAGTTGTGGCATAACGGCATTTCTCAATAGCTTACGTTTGTTTTTTGCGTGTTCTGGTAGTTTAATGTCATATTGTGCCGCAAGAGTTTCTTTTGATTGGTCAGTTATTCGGCCTTTATAGATACGTTTCTGGGTAAAATCATCCGAGATATTAAAGTTTGACCAGAACATATGACGTTCAAGCACTGCTGTAGGGTCGATTAACGGTCTGTAATAAGGGATAACATTCTCGACTACCCAATCACCTTTGTAGAAGTGCTTTAGAAACAGTATTTCTTCGTATAGCTTCATATCTGGGTAAACAGGTTTGCTTTTAACTAGTGACAGCCTCATTCGTGAATGCGTAGGGCATGGTGGTGAACTCCAAATAAAGTCGTACTCTTTGTAGTGCTCAAGTAGGTATTGGTGAGCGTCTGCGACAATTACGGTATCTTTAGGATACATTTCTTTGTATATATCGGCGATGTACTGTTCAGATTCAATAGCAGTTATCTCATGTCCATCCCCCCATAATTTGCGATTGCCGCCAATTCCAGCGTATAGATTAAGTATTTTCATAATCTACTTTCACACCAATTAACACACTTACTACGGTCAGACTTTATTTGGTTCATGGTCTGTACGAATACGGCTAGGCCAACTACCCAACAGATAATAAATACAATTACTGCGAATAGGGTTGCTTTGTAGAGGCTTGTAAGAATTTTGGTGTTTTCTTCTTGTTGGCGTTGTTGTTCGGTTGCTGGTTCGTACATTACTTTTCTTTCAAGTTTTTAAGAGCTTCTTTTAAATCGTCAGATACTTCGTAAGTTTTGCCAGCAATTTCGATTGTTTCAGTAGCAGGTTTTTCTTCTGGTTCAATAGGTTTAATCTCGTAATCTCCGACTACTAGTAGATTCTTGTAATCTTCGCTTGAATTAAACCCATCTTCTTTAGACTGGTCGATAACTGTTGGTCTGATTTCACTATCACTTGAGTAAACAAAGTTACCTTTTGTGTAGGCATTTTTAAGAGATACCCTAGCGTTGCCAGATACCCTAGCGTTGCCATATACCTCAGCGTTGCCAGATACCCTAGCGTTGCCATATACCTCAGCGTCGCCATATACCCTAGCGTTGCCAGATACCCTAGCGTTGCCAGATACCCAAGCGTTGCCAGATACCCTAGCGTTGCCAGATACCCTAGCGTTGCCAGATACCCAAGCGTTGCCATATACCTCAGCGTTGCCAGATACCCAAGCGTCGCCATATACCCTAGCGTTGCCATTAGATGTTTTTTCTGATTCTAACCAACCGCCTTTTTCACCTTTTTTAACTGCTCTAGCAGGTATGTCTACAGTAGCTTCGATACGAAATAGCTTGACTCCCAGAAAGTTAATCTTAGTTTCGTTGGTTAGTTTAAATTTTAGATTTGCCATGTTGTTCCTTTACTTTCTTTTAAATAATCTGCTTAGTGTGAGCTTACGTTTTGTTTGGCTTGGTGTATCTTCGTAGGCTAGGTTGAATTTTTCTAGTTCGGTTTTCATAGTTCTTCTACTTTCTTGCGTAGCACTTCTGCGTATGCACTTGCGTCTTTATAAGCAAAATCTGTTTGAAAAATTATTTCTAACATCAGGGTTTTTATTTGCTGTTTTGCTTCTTTTTTAGTAATGCCCGCATTTAGAGCAACAAATGTCAGTTCTAGTTTTTGAAGTATAATATCTAGTTGGCTCATAGTTCCTCCACCTTTTGCACTAATTTTGCAAGAGTACGTTCAGCTTCTCTGCCATTCTCATCTATACTACCTATCAGCTCTAGCATAAGTGATTTGATTTGAACAGAATATCCATCCAATTCATCTTTGTTTAAACTTTCATCGTTACCGCCAGCCCAAGCAGCTTCTTCATTTAGCTCTGATAAAATTTCATCTAGCTTACTCAAAACTTAATCTCCTCATCAACGTTAATACTTTCAATGTTTTCATCATTCTTCCGTATGTGAGCTATGGACTGTTCTAGGAGTGCTAGGGTGTCTTTACGGCTGGTTGGGATTTGGTAAGCTTTAGCTGTGCGCTGGAACTCTTGTATTAGTTCTTCTAGGCCGTTAGCTAGGAGTTCTGTTTGCATTGCGGATTCTATTGTAGTTAGGTTATTCATCTTCAACCTCCGTAAACAAACCCATCTCTAAACATTCTGAGCATCTACCAGTAAGCATAAATAGCTCGCCTAGTGGTACGGCATCACAGCAGTTGCTTGTTGCTTCTGGTGAGATTATCAAGCTGAGATCCTTAAAGAAGTTGTCTAACTTACTCACAATAACCGCCATCTTCTAAACCGTTCTCGATTTCTTCGTTACAGTTATCGCACACAACTATGTGAGAGTTGTAGCTTTGATCGCTATCTCCTACCCAATAGACGTTTTCTACTTCTTCTACATGAGTGTTTTGGTGGCTACACTCGAATAACCAATCATCATTTAAGATGTATTCTGCCGGTATTTCCTTTACTTTGATTTGCATACTTGCCTTCCTATTAGCTTTGTACCTACAGTATAGCAAACGGCTAGCATGTTTGTCAACACATAATATAAAAAGCACCTACTTGAGATGCTTAATATATTTTCCGTTTGTAAACACACTCCAAGGTTTCCAGTTTGTGCCGTTGTTAGATATTTTGTAAGCCCATTCTATATTAGTAGCTGGGTCTTTTAACGCTTCACAACTTGGTCTACCTTTTAATGTGCGGATCTGGAACAGTCCACAGCTCGGAGCTAAGAGGCCATTGATCGGCTGTGTGTCACCAACGGACAACGTATTGCAACCTGATTCGGCTTTCATAACTGCCATAGCTATTTGAATGTTCCAGTTATACTTGGCTACTAAGTTCCTGTATGGCTCGCAGCCTACAGGAGTTGGTTTAATAGCTGGTACTGTAGTTTGAAGTTCTGCCTTAGCTACTACAGCTAACTGAGGCTTTATTGTTTTGACTGCTTAGCAACTGCTTCTTGAATAGTTGATTGTAGTTTGCGTTCGTTAGCTGCGCCAGTGTTCACTCCTTTGTTGTAGGCTGTTAAGGCTACCAGGGTTACTGCTCCGACTACTGCTAATGTTGCTACTACGGTTACTATTGTTCTAAGGTTCTGATTCTTCATTTTACTTACTTTCTTTTTAGGTGTTTTTGTTTTGGGTGCTATTTTTTTGACTAGCTCGTCAGTTGTTTTTGCCATTCTTACCTTTCCTATTAGCTTATGACTCTTGAAGTTTAGCATACTCGCTAACCGTTTGTCAAGTATTTTGTTAGGTGAGGGTATTCTTTAGCTAAGTTTTCGAGTGATCTGCTGCCTTTTAATCCGTTACACCAAGTACAAGCTTTCTTTATGTTCTCTAGGCTATCTCGTAGTTCTGGTGAACCGCTTTTCGATTTAACGTGTTCAGGTACTACTTGATCGGCTGTGAGCGTTACAGGGCAGTATTCGTGTATTTGTAAGTAGCAGTAGTATATCTGATCGGGGTTGAGAGTTGACCTAAACCGATCACTGGTTATCTTGTTCTGCTTACCACGTTTACCTAGTTTGTTAAGGGGCTTGCGTGGCTTATGCTGCACGCAATAGTCTGAATAGGCACGTTTGCCGCAGGTCAAGCATTGTCGGGACATTTGCAGTAGTCCTTATACTTAGAACCTTTTACAATTCTGCGATGGCAAATATTGCATAGCTTATGAATTGTCATTTTTTCGGGGCCTCCCACCAAGCCGGCCTAACTTTTTGAAGTACTCGGTGTCCATCCCCTTTTCTTCACGAGTAGCAAGCATCTTGTCTATCGTTTCTTGAGATGGGCGAAATGAGGCTATATCTTGCATATGTTTACGGTAGTTTTCTTCACTGCCCCACTTCTCAATGCGTTTTAATCGGTTAGCTTCTTTTTTCTCTTTGCTCCAGCCCATACTATTTACCTCTAGCTTCTAAGATTGGTAGACCTGCTTCTGTAGGTATATAGATCTTCTCACTTTTACCGTTCTCTAAATTACGAACCCATAGATATTTGATGTATTCATCGGTTAGTTGGCCGCCTTCAACTTTAATAGATTCGGCCGCACCCTTTGCACGTTCAATTTCTGACTGAGCATTAAGTTTTTCTGCTTCTAAGTTCGCTTTTGCTTCTTCTAGCTTTGTCTGTTTGCTAAATTGCGCTTCGGCAAGTTCTGCTTTGCCCCTTTGAGTTCTTCTATATACACCGTACTTCGGTAAACCCCACATGGAGAACGCGATTAGACCGATTAGAAAGCCCACAATAGCGATAAATGCTACTGATTCTGCTACAAAACCCTTTTGATTTAAATTTGTCATGGTAACTCCTTAATTATTTAATAACTCTATGATAGCCAAGCGTGCGCTCTTAGGTGGAATGTAACTGTTATTTTTCCTGAATGTATTGTAGTGCAAATCTAAGACTGCTTCTTTTAACGAGAACTTTACAGGTGGGTGCTGTGCCTTATTGCTGGCTGTATAATCTAAGAATGTCGGTGACCCCTTAATCTGCAATATCGTTTTTTCTGATAGATCGAACCTATGGGCTAGTCTCCTAGATCCAGCAAATATACCGATGTGTCTTTTGACTTCTTTAAACTTAGCTTCTGTTAAATTTTTTCTCATACATTCTCCTTTACTCTCTGGTTATTAATGATCGTTTCGATACTTGGGAACTCAATCGCTATGTTCAACTTCTCAGCTAAGTGACGGTTAAGTGTTTCAAAAACTTTGTCGATATCCTTAGTTGTAAGCTGTGTGGTTGACTTTTTCTGTAGCATGGCTTGCTGTAGTGGCTTCCATAGGTTTTCTTTAACTAGGTCACCTGTCCATGGTATTTCAACACCATGTTTCATCACTGCTACCATATCTAGGCCAGCTTCATTTAATTGATCTGCTAGATTGTTAAACAGTACGTGGATCGCTCTGTTCTGCGCTGGTGTACGTTTCTTTTTGGCTATGCCTAACTCGATAAACTTACCATCCTTGCACATTTCTACAAATAGGGCTTCTGCTCTTTCGTAGTCTTGGGGGATGGATAGGTTAAAGAGTTGCATCTTTGACAGCCTCTACATCACTACCAAGATTCATGTACAAGGCTTCGAGTTGTTTCGTAAGCTTTATTTCTGGTTCTTGTAGTATCTTCAATATTTGACTGTGTATGCTGTAACACTCTGGGTCATGGCACATACTGAGCTTATCAATAAATACTGAGCCACACTGCTTACAAGCTCTCTCGGCAACAGGTAGGTACTGTAGGAACGCTTTAACATCACTCCTCACTTCTTTCATAAATGAGTCTGTTTCCATTTCCATAAGCTCAATGAATGTTTCATCTCTCGGAACACGTACAACAAACATATCTAGGCCAACTGGTAAACGGCTGTCGTAGCCGACAAAATCGCACCACTCACGCCCTGTAACCCAGAGCTGCATTTGAACTTGCGCTCGGTAGTCCTTAGGTAATAGATCACGAATGCTTGCATCGTCATCGCTGAATACAGACATGGCATTTTGAAATATGTTGTAGAGATGGTTGTGGGTCATTAAACATTTAATCTCAAGCAAACCATCATCACCAACTAAACCATCAGGGCTTACGCCATATTCACCTAGAGTTGAACGCATGAATCCAACCTCTTTAACCTTATTACCAGTTCTGAGCTGGTAGTTAGTTCTTGCGATACCCTCGTTTAATATTCCCCACTTCATAGCATCATTAACATAAATGTCTTTATCGGCTCGCTCACCTGTTAGACGTTCGGAAACAAGCTCTTTTTTGTATTGGTCACGAGGAGCTAAGTAACCGCCACGAGCGCCAATAGCCATAACATCTTTCATTCTTGAGCCTGTAATAATACCAAGCCTGGCAGCGTGCCATTCTGGGCTGCGTTGTTCGGCTTCTATTACTTTATAGCTGGGCATATTGAGCTTCCATTAACTCTTGGAACTTAGCTTTGTCTGCTGGGGTTAGTGAGTCCATAACCGCCTGTAGCTCATCTACAGTGGTTGCAGCTTTAATCTTTTGTTCGGCATCATCATCAACAGCGTAAGAGGGGCTAAAGTCTACCACGTCTTTACGGTTAATGTCTGCACCAAATATCTTACCGATCTTTTCGGCTGCGTCTTTTATAGCGTAACTCTCAGCAGCCGGTAAGCCTAGCATTATAGCGTTTGATTTAATAGCACCTAAATCACTAGCGTTCTTGCCTTGGTCTACTTGAATAGCTACCGCACCTACACCGTCTTGCCATACCATTTTTCTCGTAGTTGGGTGTAGGTAGTACAAACGAACAGTACAGTAAATTGAGTTTAGTAACTGACCCTCTCGTTGTACTTCAACACGCCACTCCTGGAAGATCTTAGTAAGCATTAGCTCTATTTTATCTATAGGGAGATACTTAACACCTTTTGCGAATGGGTGATCTTTCAACCACTGCTCTGGTGGATCTTGATTAAGGAACTCAGATAGTTGGTCGAGTTCTTTAAACTGAGGTAATTTATCCCCAGCGATTGATATTAGTTGGTTGTCTTTGACCATTTGTAACCTTTCCTATTAGCTTAACTACTACAGTATAGCAAACATGCTAGCCGTTAGCAAGACTAACCGTTCTTTAATAAATAATTGAAGTAGCGTGCTGGCACTTTACCCTCTTGCCTTGCGGTACGAGCTAAAATAATCCAGCGTTGAACACCGAACTTTCTAATGGTGCTAGCATAGTAACCGTCCATGTTTCGGCCTGTTCTGGTTAAGTCGCTGTACTCCTCTATTAGTTGGTCGATCTTCTTGTTATCTACAGCTGACAGCTGTTTTGGTTTCTGGTGTTCAGCTGACAGCTGTTTTGAAGCCATGAGTTCGTTGATCCGTTCTGCCATATATTCTCCAAGCATCTGTTTAGATACCTTCGTTAAAAAGTTTGTGGTTTGAACTATGTCCTGCAGAACGAAGTTATTTGTAATTGAAAAACACCCCGTAGGGTGCTTCTCTGTCTGATTCATCTCGCTTTTAATTATAAGCCAAGACGATCGACAATACAAGACCCTACATAAATATTCTTCGTATAGGGTTCTGATTGATTTTGAGATGAATCAGAACTCTATGCCTACTATTGTACCGTAAAGCATAAATTTAGGCAATGCGCTTATATTTTTATCCACAGAAGTTATGCACGTATAGGTTATAAACAGTGGATAACCATTTTCGATACATGTCGATTATGGTATTTTCCTAACCACAAGCGTATACTGTACTTAGTTACAAGCTACGGCAAGTAAAGCACATTATACTGGCGGTCATATTTATATTTTTGTATAAGTCACCAATAAAGAAGATTAAACTTACGAACGGTTTTCATGTTTTTCGCACTTTCTTAGGCCGTCAGTCCATGATATTATATATAAGCAAAACCCCTGTACCCACCACAGGACACGCCCAGCATTATGTCTGGGCTATTTGCTATCAAAAATACCGCCCAAGTCGAGTGTGTTGCTAATAGGATTAAGTACACACAAGGGGCGGTATTATTTTTGTATTTTACTACAGATTGCCGGATTATTCAACAGCCCAATCATGCAAGAACTCTACTTGCTGCATAATGTTATAGGCTACTTTACGTTCTCGTTCCGATCTGACCTGTAAATAAGCAGCTAATTCTTCTACTCTTTCAACTTGCCCGAATGGTATTTGTGTTTCTTCTAACATAGAGATTGCCCCTAGCATTTGGTCACGAGTAAGTTTCAGTGGTGGTCTAACCTCTGCATGAAGCTCTCTATGGCCTAGATGTACCATAGGTATGATTAAACCGCTATCGTTCCTAAAACGCTTCTCTACTGGTGTCTTGTAGTGCCGCTTTGGGTGAATTAAATGATGCCTCGACACTTCAATTCCCATAGTCTGCCTCAAATTGTTTATGCCAGTCTGCATAGGCTTGCTGGGCTTCTTGTTCTGTAAACCAGTTTCTATCTATGCACTCTTGTAGTTCAGCAAGCATTTCGCTCTCAAGGCACATTTTTAAATCTTCGGTGATTGCCATATCCCCGAAGCGTTCCATGCTACTTAGCTTCTTCTGGAGGTTCAGGGTTAGCGTGTTCAGACAAACATAGTTCTGTAGTCGTTCCTAAAGCTAGAAAGCCTTGTACAGCCCCTACAGCACGTCTAGCCATATCTCTTACGTCTACTATCTTTAAATCGTCTAGGAACTCTATTTGTTCTGCCATATTTCCACCTATGTTAAGTACTAGTCTTAGTGTACTCCTTGTGGTTTTATTTTTGCAACTAAAAAAGACTTCTCTGTAAAATTTGCTAGGATGTGTGCAAATTCTACATTTGTGAAGTCTTCCTAATCAATCTGGACGATTGTAAGTGAACGTTTTTATTATACCAAAAACCCCAGCCTTGTACAATTAAACCACAGAGTATCCTTAACAGTTTACTCAGAGTACAAGTGATTCCGGGGTTTCTAGCTTAGAGGGTTCAAAAATCTCTGGATTTAATTATAGCCTAGAATATCCAAGTAAGTAAAGCAACGAACCCGATAATGGCTAGTGTGGTTACAACTACACCGTTCATTATTTTGCCTCAGTCGGTTGGATAAACAGGTTCATCACTGCACTAATACCTGCTGCAATTGCGCCAGCTATTAGTGCTTTGGTTGTTGGCACGTCTACGACTGTAACAATGCCTAGAGCTACAGTAGCTAGTGATGCTTGTATAAATGTTTTTAATGCTCTTACTGCTAATACGTTAAATGTTGTGTTGTTCATGTTACTTCTTTCTATATAAAGTTTCTTTTACTGCTTCAAAACTACCGCTAGTGGCTTTTGGTTGTGCGTTCCAAAAATTAGCCATAGCTGGGTATGTGTTGACGACGGGTTTGCCGACAAACTGTGAGTTATACCCACTGCCGATTACGTTGGGTATGCCAGTAGAGCCGTCAGCTTCTTGCTTCTCCATTTCTTTGGTGATTCGTGGCATTTGGGATAGCCAGAACGTGAGCATACCATCTATGTCTGTTGTGCCTGTGAACTTATAGTTGTAGTTCTTGCCGGGGTATGTACCTGTAGCCATGACTGCACAGGCGTTTTCTTGTTCTTTTGTGATTGGCATTTCACCTCCTTGCTTCTTTATAGGTCTTAATATGGCTGTGGTTTTCAAATAAGTTGGGTTGACGGTTACTCTGCGAGCCTTTTTACCGTTCTGTTCTAGTATAGTTGTTCGGTCAAGGTATATCCAAATATGACCGTCTTTTGTAGGGCCATCAGAAACACCGATATCACCAGCCTGTGCGGTTGATACTTCTGTGAAATACATTCTGTTTGGGTTGAAACGGTTGGCCCAAGCATAGGCGTGACCCCATGGGCCAGCAGGAACGTTTAATACTCTCCAACAATATTGGTTAATAAGGCTCACGCACTCCCCTAGATAACCGCCGTCTTTCCATTTATTTTGACCACCGAATTTACTTACAGTTATTTGTTTTAAAGATTCACTTCTGAATTGGTCAAGTGTCATAGTACCATTATACCTTATGGTGCAACACAGTCAGCAAGGAGGGTGCACTTCTTGACTAATATTTGCCAGCCACTATCTCCTATGTATCGCCATTCTATGCGCTGTTTAGTTTCGTTATATCTAAATTCTGTTTCTCTACCAGCAGCTCCAGCTTCGCCTTGTTCACCTTTAAGCGGTACTTCTTTTACGATTGTTTCTTTAGTTGAAGTCGAGTTAGTACCGTCTTTGCCATCTGTGCCATTCTTGCCAGAATCCCCTTTGTCACCTTTTTCTCCCTTTAGGGTAGCGATGATGACATCAGATTTAGCTTCTTCTAGCTTTTTCTCCAATGATTTGTCAGGGGCGGTAAAGAAGAAGTCATGAGATTCATTCTTGTTACTTTTTACACAAGCAGTAACATTTTCTTCTGTTCTATCCTGTGGATAAATAAGTAGTATGCAAGATAAGCCTCTAAGTATTTCCTGATTAGAACGAGCTTGTGCATAGATAGCTGAAAGTAAAATACCTTGGAGTATGAGAACTGTTAAAAGTGACGTAGATATAACTATAGTGAGAATATTATTACGGTTTCTCAATGACCAGAGCTTTACTTTATGGTGAATCATGTCAGTAGCCTCTGTGCTAGTAGTAGTGCAAGGGATATTGCTGCACTTGCCACCCCTATAATTGCGAGAATTATCTTTGTCCAATTGACTTGTTCTGGCTTTGACACGCTTTCTCTCCCTTGCCTTTTGGCTTCGGCTACTTCTAGCTTACTAACTCTGTCACTTACAGCATCAAATGTTTGACGTGTGAGGTTGCTGTTCTCTTTAAGCTCTGTCTGTATGCTCCTGAGTGTTCTTTTGATGTCTTGCACTTCTGAATCTGGCATTCATATATCCCTTAGCTCCATGCCTCTACGAGTAATGGGTAGTTCGCATTAGCCGTATCGACATTAATTACTGCTTCATCAGCACTCCATGAGTCAAAAGTAGCAGAAAATACCTTTGTGCCTGATGCACTGTGGTGAGCTATAAGGTAGTTAGGTTGACTGGTATACGGCCATTTTTTAGAAAAGCTAGGGCAAGTAGCAATACAGTGAGTGTTTGTGCCATCTGTCATACCGACTGATAAAAGCTGTACGCTTTCTGTGGTGTTGTTGCGTGGCCCCATTGTGATGCGTAGACCTTTAGGCGTTGCACCACCCAAGTCAAGTATGAGTGTTTTAAGTCCTGTTGAACCGAATGAATATGTTGCTGTGTAATATGCCATATAATCTCCTTAAGTTCCGTATGCTATCCATGTAAAGCCAACTCGTAAACCGCTTGCAAGAACAGCACTACTATCTAGAGTGGCTCTTACTACCATAGCGGTGTTAGTGATATTATATGCGTGAAACATTAATATATTTCCACCGAACCCTGCATTAAATTGTGTAATTGCAGTTGGGTCTGAACCGTTTAATATACCCAAAGCACCGAGGTTTACGGTCTTAATAGCAGTAAATCCTACAGGAAAAGTAATAGTTTTTTCTACTGTGTTTCCACCAGCACCAGTAACAAAGTTCCAACCTGTTTGTATTTTTAAGCTGTTTTCTGTAGTGTTAGTTGTAACTGACTGCAATTCTACTTTATATGTGGATATTTTAGCTCCTGTTACTGCTGAATCTGCTAGTTTAGCTGTCGTTACGTTGGAGTCGGCTATTTTCGCTGTGGTTATACCGGCATCATCTGCTAATTTTGACGTAGCAATAGCAGCACCAGTTTTAATGTTTGCGTTGTCTAAGTTACCGTTTATTTCAGTAACTATTGTAGTAACCGGTGTATTATAATCGGCTACATCAATAGTTTCGCCGTCTGACGGTAGTGAGACTGCTATAGTACCCATTAGAAAACCTCCTTAAGTTTCAGCCACTTATTACTATGTACTTTGCGCCTAGCAACATCTTTAGACCCGTGGCAAGGTAAACAAAGTGTTTGTAAGTTTTCCATAGAATTATTTTGGTCTTTAGCAAGCATTTTTCTGCCATTACCATCAATATGGTCTACCGTGATATCTCTACCGTATTTCAATCTATGGGCTTCCCTTGACATATTGCATTTGACACATTTTTCGCCGTCTCTGATTATTGCATTTTCTCTATTTCCTCCGAAGCGTCTAATTTCAGATAACTTTTCTTTGTTTCTAGTTTGCCATCTGCATACTGACTCTGATCTACAGGCCCTACATTGGTTTTCACCACGGTTTGTGATGTAGGGTTGTCCGGAATGACCTTTTTTACAAGTGTACATTAGTATGCCCCTCCTTGGTATTGCATTAACATATCTTCTAATCCACCTGTAGAAACAGGTGTCATAAAGCTTTCAAGTTCAGCTCGTACATTAGCTATTTTTCTGGCAGCAGATTGTGGATTATCCCCTGGCTGTGGTAGTAAGCGGGCAAATCGTTTAGCTTCAGCATCAGTAATAGCTGCACCTGAACGTAGACGACCAAGTACATCTACTACGTTATCTGTTGCGGCTCGAACATCTGTAGTGCCTGTAAGTCTACCTGTAATACCAAGTGGGTTCGGTAGTGCTTGGCGTTGGAAAGCCCCAGGATCACGAGCTAGTGTATCTTCTAATGTTTGGATAGAACGAAGTCCAGATTGTGATGTAAGCGCCCGTTTTTGAGCTTCTGCGCCCATTGGTTTTTGTTCTACAGGGCCAAAGACTTCTTGTAATGAAGCGTAGTATTTAAGGTACTCTTGAGCGTTTTTAGGATCACGCTGTATATCTGCTCGCAGATTTTCCAGTGGGTAAATTTCAGGTGGTTGATCTTGCGGTGCAGCTACATCACCTTGCGCCATTAAAGCTTCTTCAAGACTTTGTTCTGGTGTCATCTGTTCTTCAGGTGCTTGGCCATTGAACAATTGTCGGCCAGCCTGTCTTACGCCTACTCCTAATGCGTTTTTAGCAGTAAACCCTGATTGCGCTACTTTGCCAGCTGTTTTGCCTAATGTTGGCACAGCGCCAGCTATTCTTCCTGCTGCAGCTCTACCAGATTGTGCAGCCTCACCGCCAACACTTCCTAAGAAACCAGGTAGTTTAATACCTTGAGGAGATTTGGCTGCTGGGAGTACAAAGTCAAGCGCCTGTGCTGCACGTGAGTACTGTGTGTTAGCGTTTTTAAGTCCGGGGATAAGTTTAGATGTAGTTGCGTCAATTTCGCCTCTAATTGCTCGTGCTACTCGTTCAGTTACAGGATCAGGTGTTGCTGATTTACGTGAAAAGTTTATTGCTTCATCAAGATTGCGTCTGAACCCTATAAGATCACCTAATGTTTTAGCTTCTCCTGCTTGATTAAGTAGGGTTTGAGTTGTAGGGTTCGTTGGGTCAAGTCCAGCTATTTTGCTTATCTTAGTAGTAAATCCTTGAGATAATTTAGCAGCTTCTTGGGGGGTTATTGCTCGGTCAGATACCTTAATAATATCGTCAATGTTTTTACCAGCTAGATCTTTAAAGTTTACCAGTCGTTCAGCTACAACATCTGCTGATGCTGTTTTAGGCACGCCAACTTCTTTAAGCACAAAGCTTTGTAACTTAGATGCAGCTTGAGGGGTCAGTTCTTCTGCACCAGCTTTAGCTCCAGTTCGGATTCCCCAAGCTTTGCCTAGTAGACTTTGCGAAGTTCGTTCAGCAACAGTTCTTGTAGCAGCTTTAGCTCCAGCCTCTGCAGCTTCTCTACCAAGAACTTTAGCGCCTACTCTAAGTCCTGCTTTACCTAGATTTAGAGGGCCACCAGCAAACAAACCACTTACTGCAGCTTCTTTTGCTACGTTGCCCCAGTTACCGCCTTGAGGATCAATAAGATTTTCAATTGCTTCACCGATACCACCACCAGCTGCACCACCAATTGCTGCGCCTGGTACTGCGCCAATACCAGCTCCGCCAGCTGCACCTAAGATACCACCAGCTATACCGCCGATTGTTCCTGTAGCGGTTGAGATTTGATCTACCCAAAAATTACGCTTCTTTTTAGGGGCTGGAGTAGAAGCTTGCCTAGTAGATTGCTGTTGTTGATAGCCTTGTTCAAGTAATGCTAGTTGTTCTGGACTCATGCCATGGCCTTTGCTGCTCTAGCTGGTGGGTTCTGTCCTCTAAATTGATAGAACAATTGTAGAGCTAACTTATCGTTTGCATTGCCACGTTCAGCACTTTTAAGAATTGCATCAAGTTCACTAGTAGCCCATGCTGTTTTACCAATGTTTTCAGATAAGCTACGAGCTTGATTATATACTTTTTGCTGTTGTGGAGTAACTTGTGCAGTAGATGGTTGCGCTCCACCAGCTGCACCAAATGATGGGCTGAACCCGCCAGCAGCGGATCGTGCGGCTTGGCGTTTACTTTCTTCAAATTGTTGTCTCTGCAGATTAAGATTTTCGTTAAATTGGCGGGCTTGTTCCGCTTGTTGTAGTTCTTGTTGTCTAAGCTGTTGAGCAAGAGTATCACGTCTTTCGTTAATACCTAAAATAGCATCTTGTAGGGACATCTCTTGTTCACGGCCAGACTGCCTAAGTCGTGCTAATGCTGGCAAGTATTCAGTTGCGGTGTATTTAGCTTGCTCTCCTAGTGGAATACCAGAAAAACCTAAGCCTCTGCGACGAGCGCCACCAAGGATATCACCAAATGCTTGTTCCTGTTTAGCGCCTAATCCCTGTTCTTCTGCCTGGATTTGCCCAGGTATAAGTGCTTTACGAGCTTCAACTTGTTGAATTTGTGGGTCATATGTCGAAGAAAGTTCGGACATAATCTGGTCTAAGCTGCGTGGTTGCATTAGTTTTTCCCGACCCGCCTGTTAAGCGCATTATACCACATCAGAATGGTGCTTTGTAAGTCCTAATTTTAAAAGTAAATGTTTCATCTCCTGCTTGCCCTGTCATTGGTGAGCCATACGGATTAGATGCAAACGCTTGCATTCTCATAGTTGTTGCGTTAATATGATATGCTCCAAAAAATACTGAATATGCTCCTAAACTTCCAGAACGTTGAAAAGTCTGTGTGGTGACAGCCCAGTAATCTTGTGTAATATCACGGCTTGTCTGCACCCGTATATCGGCAAGTGAACCGCTTGCACCAACTACTATGTCTTGTGTATATAAAGCAATGCTAGCTGCTGCGACTGCCACACTACCAGGTATAGTTACTGTGCCTGTCTCATAATCGTCATTCTTTAAAGTATCATGAGCATTCGCCATAATTATTGTTTGTTGGGGGTTAAAAGTCGTAGCCATTTAGTTATCCAAATACACCCTATAATAATATGATATTGTTTCTGGTGAGAATGTATCAACATATATATACATATTTTGTGAATCTACAGATGTAAGCGTAAATATACCGCTTGCCCCTAGTTGTCCCTCTGTTCCAGCGATACGAGATACGCCCCCCCATACCGACCAAAGTTTTATACTTGGTCTGTAGCCTAACCCATGGACAATTGTGTATGTATCAATCCCCGTACCGCTTGTTACTACATCAAGTTTATCTTCTAAATAAAGTTTCATGTAGTTATCGTTAGCATTAAATAAAAAGTTATTTCTATCAGCATTGACCATCTTTGGTGAGCTAGTTATGTCAGATGGTATCAGTCCAACTAACCGATAGTAGAGTGTCCTTGTAGTGTCCCAGTTGATAAATGTCACATAAACATTTGTATTATCAGCTTCAATTGAACAGTTAAACTGTGGGCCATACCCTGCAAATAACGCATTGTAAAAATAAGGTGGGTTACCGACTTCATAAGATGTAGAGAAATTATTATCTGAGAACTGCCCTAAACATAATGGTGTATACCCTAAGTTATGAGGGATCGTTACAACGACTACATCTACAGATGAGGCTGCTTGTGGCACAGATATAGATCCAGGCGGGGGTCTAAAAATAACTTTATCTACCCCAAATCTAGAGCTGAAAGCTACATTATTGGCGTTTGTAAGTAAAGACATACTAGAATAAGCTTAATACATCAACGTCTGGTTTACTAACAACTAAGTTAATTTCACCGTCAGGATCGATACCGATAAGAATACGAGGTACTTGATTCTGGTCGTAATACAGTGAGCCATACCCACCCTCATAAGGCAATTTACCCTCAAGAATAGCGTTGCCACCAGCTTGCTTGTAAGTTTTAGTCACCTGCTCCTTATTAAGCTGGCGAACCATGTTGTTAACTTCATTCCAGTTCTGCTTATAGCTGTTCTCTGAACTAATAGGTCGAAGTGCCATTATCGCATTCTCCTAGATTGTATCTTAAAGGTATGACCTAAGAATGATTGGGGTTGGCGGGCAGCAAAGTGTTTATATCTAATAGCTATTCGGCGATATTCTCCAGGCACGTATAAGTATGACTGCAGCTCTGCTTCTGTGCCGTATATCTGTCCTGATCCGTAAGTGATCCCCGACCCGTAGATAGGCCCAGAACCCTGTACATTCTCTGATTTATAAAGTTGCCAGTTGTCACGCAAATCAGTAGCATACTCACAGTTTATACTGTAATTTCCTGATTGTGCGCCGAATCGTGGTTGCCAATACCTAAACTCTTTTAGAACAGATGGGCTACCGGCAGTCATATAATGCGACTGTAATAGGTAGTTAATATCACCACCTAAGTTGTGGTAATCGTTCGATTCTAGTTCTTGCCACATTATTTGGCCAACTACTGAACTTCCTGCAAGTATGTGGTTGTCATCACCGAAAGCATTTACAGCTCTAGCCACATAAGCGTTTGTATCGTAGCTTTCAATGACATCTGTTCCATAGTTTAAGTTATATACAAAACAGCGATCATTGTAAGCAATGCTAGGGCGAGCGTACCAGTAATACAACCGGCCCTTACTGACACAGAGTACACTTGTAGCCTTTGTGCGCATTGCAAGTATCTCACTGTAATTGTTCTTACTTATAAGTTGCGCTTCTGATCCATTTGATCTGTATATACCATCATTGGAAACATAGTAGACAAAGTTCTTATCAACAGTTGTAGTTTCTTGAGTATAAGTACCTTTTTGGTCTGGTGCTTCATCAAGTGAGAACGTAGCGTTGTCATCGCCAGATAGAATAAACTTATTGTTTAGTGTGAATAGCAAAAGCAACCCATTAAGAGGCACAAGTGCGCTTGTAGGATCGCCTGTTTTTGGTGATGGGACATAAATAAAGTCAGTAGATGTAAATGTCTCATATTCAGCAAAGTTTGAAAACACTACTTTGTTAGGATCAAGGCTTTCAACTAAGAACATAAGGCCCTTGTGTACACAAATATGCGTGTAATTTGTAGCGTTTACTTGAGATTCAGTAGTAAAATTCCATTTCCTATAGCCATCAAATCCATTGACGTAATATACGATGTCATTTACTAGCACAAACCTATAATGTGTTGCGTTAGAACTTAGCCCTGATTTAATAGTAGTAAGTGCGCCGGTAACCTCATCTACTTTTGACAATGTTGTGCCGTGAGCCATTAAAGTAACTTTTGTACCATCACTTTTATATGCCCTAAAAATACCCTTAACACCCCCTATAGTTGCATAGTGTTGTTTAAAATTAAGTGCATATGAAGTCGTAGCCCATGTTGCACCACTGTCTGTAGATACTAATGCTGTAGTCGCAGAGGTAGTTGATGAACATTTGTAATCACCCGAACCTGTCAATTGTACATATACAATAACCCAGTATGAAGTTGCTGCTGTCACTATAGGTGCGCCAACAAATCTTGCCGTGTAATAAGCGTAAGACGAAGTAAGGTCAGATCCAGCTATCGTACTTGAATCAATGATTGTTCCAGGGTTGCCGCTTGCGTTTGTCCACAACTCGACCCTGATAGTACCTGTTGCACTTGCATCGTTTTTTAATCGTATTTCTAGTTTATTTATTCTGCCCGAAGCACTCGCTGTGAATATCTGCGCTAGTCTGGTTACGGTATTAAATGATTTATCTGCAGCTCCTGTAGTTGACGTTATAGCTTGATCTTGAGTTGACCCCATAGCTTCAGAGTGGTAGTCAAAGCCTTTTCTGGTGTCATATTCTCCTAGAGTGATAATACGAGCATCTTGCGCCACACGCCACTTATTAGCCCCCTCGCTTTTTAAAGGGAATTTGTCATTACTAACAAAAGAATCCATACCATCAGAGTAATCGTTATATTCAACAGTAGCCTCTCGGCTGCCCATTGGTGGTATTGGTCTAGTAACTCGTTTTGCCCAAGGCACGGCGGTTTATCCTCATATTAGATGGCTTACCTACTTGTGGGCGACTATACTTCATAACAAGTTTCTGCAAAATTTCATCGTATTTAGCCTGTAGCACTCCTGCTTGATCGTAGTTATCTTTAACTTGCATTACTCGATATGCAGCGCCTACTACAAGTAGTTCTTCAAATTCAGCTGGTATTTCAGGCACACTAGCATCTGCAGTAAGTTCTGTAGGTCTCTTATAATACTTTAAAGTCAAAGTTTGTACGCTTGTTGGGGTAGGGTAAAGATAGATTGTATCTGCAAAGAAATACCAACCGCTGGGGTTAGTCTCGCTATTAGTGTTGAGATTATCAAGTTCACGTACATCAAAATATGTAAGTGTTTTATTGCTTGAGTTAGTTACTTCAAGAGCTTGAACATAATTTGTGGGCAGCCCAGAACCATCAGTTAAGTCAGACACGTTAGCTACTGTAGCGTAGTTTTGCGTGGCTTGCATGAACGGCAGTTTGTACTCATTGAACACATCATTTTGTGTGTCATTTATGTAGTCAGTAATTTCAGAAGAAGAATAACCAGTATCTCTAATCCTGCGCTGAACTTTAGATACGATTGTGCTAAGTTGGTAAGCCATCGAGTGCCTCGCCCGCCTGTATGTTTATATTCTACCACCAATTCTAATAATTGTAACACCCTCTTGATCTTCTATATATCTAAATGGATCATACACCATAGAACCTACGGGGAAACGAATATCTTTATACCTCTCGTGCTGTGTGGCTATAAAGTAGACTGCTTTTTGTGGTATACCGTCTAGCTCATCAAGATGTTGCATCGGGTAACCGTAGTCATTGCGTATTATATTTGCCATAAGTATAGCTGGCGAGCCAGTCTCTATATTGGTTTCTGGTTTAAAGCTTTTACCTAGTAAAACTAATGGTAGCTCGTTTTCTTTACTTGCTTTGATAGCTAATCGAGCGTGCCAATCTTCATAATCTTCTCTAGCTGTCATTAAATCTTCCCATATGTTATGGCTCATACCAGCCTCATCAGCGAGCCAAGACATAGCTATATTATCTCTAGGATGGCAGCCACCCCCGTCAGATTTACCAGCTTTCATATACCTTGCGCTAATAAGGCGTTGGTTTGCAAGAGTCCATGCTTTGTACATATCGTCAAAATTCATTCCCATGCGTTCACACATCTCGCCCCATGCGTTTGCAAGGACTGTTTTTGCGGTGATCCATGTATTGTATGATACTTTAATACCTTCCGCCGTTGTGATATCTGTCACAACATGAGGGGCTTCATGCAAAGTACCGTAAAACTCTTGTAGCTTAGCTGCCGCTTCAGGGCTTTCTTGACCAACAAGCACAAATTCAGGGTTCAAGTAATCATCTATAACTGTTCCCATAGCTATATAAAGTGGGTTATACACATAATCAATATCATCTGATAACAGAGGCTTTATTTCACGCTCGTATGTGCCAGGTAAACAGGTGCTTATAACAGCAAGCGTTGTATTGCCGTCTGAAGCTTCCACTACGTCTCTTACTGCGTCTTTGAGCCAAGTGTAATCAAAATCTGCACGATCTTCAGGCAGTCGAGTAGTACCTTCAAATCTTGGCTCGTGGGGAGTTTGAATAGCACAGAATACTATATCTTTACCAAGAACTAACTCTCCCACATTTTTAGCAACAGTGATTCGACTGTCGTGAAGCATATCTGCAACATACTCCTCTTGGTGTGGGTATGGTTCGCCATTAAAATAGCCTTCAACGGCTGGATTGACATCATACACTTGTACTGTATGCCCTTTACTCTCCATTGCTAAAGCTACCGGCAATCCTAACTTACCAGCGCCTAGTACACCTATGTTCATTTCATAACCTTTCTAAGTTTACGTGCGTTATCTTCTCTCTCCTCGTACATTTTAGGAGATCGGTACAATTCATCTACTTTATCGTTACGGTGGCGTGTAAGGCGTTCTTGGTGGGTAATGTCAAGCGGTGCTTTGTTGAAAGCGGGGTGCATATGCTCGGTGTAAATATCTATTCTTCGGTGTCTATTAACAAGCTTTGCTACGTCATTTAACCAAGTATCATTATAATCAGATGAGAAGTAAGGCGGTACAAAGTAGCCAGTGGCTTTAACCCAGTCTTTGTGTATAAATCCATGCGTACCAAAGTCTACATGAGGGCCGCCATCATCACCATACAAGAAAACAATATTATCTTTATATTCTTTAAAAGTATTAAGTAGTATTGTGTCCCAGCCTTTAGTTCTGAATATGATATCGTCACCCATATGACCTAGTATTGGCGCAGTTGATTTTTCATAACATTTGTTCCACATCTCTGACAGCACAACTCTATCACCTCGTACTTTAATTAAGTCTTGGAGTTCAATATCATCATAAGAGCTATCATCATTGTCAATATAAGTTACAATCTGTATGCTTTCTGGGTCATCTGCGGTTTCTGAAACAGATTCATAAAACCGTACTAAATTATCAGGGCGTTTACGGGTAGGCAGTAGTAAAGCTATTTTATACATTTTGTTCCATAATCTTATCAATCATTCTTTGTAACGGAAAGTCTTTATCCTTTTTCTGCCAGTATAACAGAGCTTTAAGTATATTTACTTGCCAATCTTGCCGTGGTCTAATCGAGCTATTATCTATAGAGCCTGGTATCTCGTGCATGTATTCTCGTGACTTCGTAAGATCGGGGTACAGTGGATAAGGTGTGCATAATCCTGCTTTTTGTATGCGATAGGTATGCTCAATATGCTCCATAGCATTAAACATATTCTCATCAAAGTACCCACATACTTCAATAGCGTTTTTAGTGTACATACACCACGCCCCAACTGCAGCAGTATACAAATCAATTCCCTTACTACTAGCGTATAGCATTCCGACATTAGCTTGTCCGTGGTGGGCAAACATCATATGTTCTATGCCCGATAGTTCTGAAAGTCTAACATATTCAGTTACGGCTTTTGGTGAATCAATTATTATATCTTCTTCTAGCAAAAAAATATAATCACAGCCCTCGCTAATAAGCTTTCTAAGTAGCCAATTCTTTGCGTATGCTACACCCTTGTTCTTAAGAGCGTGCCGGTATCTAATAGCCTTTGGTAATTTATTGTAAAGCTGTTGATAAGCAGACTTGTGATATTTATCACTACCATCGTTGTATATCCAGACTGAATCAACAACGTCTAAAAGATTAGTTTCAACACCCTTGATAGATTGCACTAAATAATCTGGTCTGTTATAAGAACATATGCCCAAGCCAATCTTAGGCTTTGACATCTACCACAGTCCCTAGCACATCTGACTGGTCAATCAGAAAATACTTAACACCATCGAGTTTAACGTCAACTGTAGCGTATGGCTTGTAGACTATGCGATCTTCTTGTGCGAATCCCTTTACTTCAGAGCCAACATTTATGACATTTGCTGTTTGGGGCTTTTCTGCAGATTTAGCCTCTATAAAAAAGCCTGATTTTGTCATAGTTTCTACTTCATCTGGTTTGCAGAATAGCTGATTGCTTGCTGGTTTGATTGTTTGCATCTAACATCTCCTTGTATTTATTACGTTCGCTAATGGCTTCTTCTATAGTGGGGTATCTACCAATATGAAAGTTGCGCCCTTTACGGTAGATTCTAGCATGGTAAAGCTGTTTATTCTTGTCAAAGTAAACACCTGATCCCCAAGGTAATGTCATTTCTTCCCTCCTCTAAAATGTAGATCTTCAAATTCTATATAAAGCATATGTAAGATCCTATCACCTGATGTGTTTGTATACTTACTCATACTCTTGCTAATGCTCCTGATAAACCACAACGTCAGCAATCTTTTCATTTCTTTGCCTCCATTACTTTTTCAAACATATTTTTGTAGTAAGTCCAGTTATTCTCTAAGCGGTAGTTCTCAAGCTCCTTAGTAGCGATTTCTAGCATTTGGTCACGTGATTCTTTGCTATCTACAAGCTCTTTTAAGGCCTTGTACCAGCTTTCAGTATTATTATCGACTAGTTTAGCTACTCCACGTTTTAGATGGCTGTACGGGCCTATATTTGATGCTACGAGTGCAGCCCCAGCTCGTGTAGCTTCTTGCCATTTAATGTTAGACTTGCCATGATTGAATATATTATCGTGAAGTGGAGCTATAGCAATATCCATAGCAAGGTTAGGGTGAAGTTCTTTTATCCAGCCGTCACCACGTTTACCCTGTACAAACTCATAGCGTTTTCTAGGCACATACTTGTCAAGTGGCATACCAACGGCTTTAAAGCGTAGGTTCTTATTCTCGTGCATTAACTTTTCAATAGCTTCTGCTACGCCTGTTTCATGTAGATCTTGGTAGTGTGACGATCCGCCAAAGTAACCAATAACTACGTCTTTATTCTTAAAAGGCTTTCTTTTGTACTCGTCTGTTATGAAGTTAGGGTTCACAAACGTAGTATTTACTGGGCGCTTGCGTCTTAACCTAAATACTCTAGCAAGATCTTCTGTAGTTGTAGAGATCCAATCGTTATCTCGAATCATACATTGCATCCAATAACACTTCTCATCTGTCATCTTCACCCAAAACGGATTATCGGGATTGACTGAGAACATGTCATCATCGACATCCATAATAAACTGTGTACCGGCACGATCTCTAGCCACTTTAAGCATACTAAAAGCTGTAGGATCTGCGTGATATGAAGAAAAGACTATATCGTACTCACAAATAGTCTTGAAAGCTTTTTCTAGTTCTTCTTCGGTAAACTCATTGGCGTTCTTGTATTTCTCGATACCTTTAATAAAGGTTGGCTGGTGATCTATTTGCCAATTTGTGTGCTTGGCTAGTTCTTGAAGTGGTCGGTATATTCTCCACATATCGACTGCTGATCGTTTGTTTTGATCCTCAGACAGAGAACTATGAATTGCTAGAATTTTCATATGTGCTGGCCTAAATACTCTAGTCGGTTATCTGATATTACCATTTGTTGTAGGTGGTACTTGTACCCATTCTGCCATAGTGTGACCAAAGGCGGTGTATCGGGGTAGTTCGTCACAACCTTCGTGTAATCTGTAGATTCTCCCCATAATGCTTTGGCGAAGTCGTGGCTGAATATAAGGCTATACAATCTCATATCAAGCATAGTCTCGGCAATATGTTTTACTACCGCATCACCTTCAAGATAATTGGGGAAATACCCTCGACATTGAAAATCTTTCCAGTCCCACCCGTTATCAATAGCCTTCTGTATAGCTTTTTCTAAGATTTCTTGACTAGTCATTAGAAGCCTCAACCACTTCATTCACTTTATCAGTGATAAGTTTACAAAATATCTGGGTAGCTTCTTCTAATGGTCTCCCCATTAGCTGAGCATTTATAACTTCCCAATCTAGCGGTTCAATAGTTTTCATAAGCTGCCTCTTATTATCATAACCGCATTATAACACGCTAGGTTACCGATGCCAATTCTGCGTTGTCGTTAGCGTCTTTGAGGGTTTTGCCTTTAGTGCCAGTCCCATAAGTCGTAGTATCTGACCATACCGCTGTCGTAGTAGCAGCAGCGAGTACAGGCACAGCAGAACTGAAGTCGGTTACAACCATAATCTGCGATGGTTGACCCTCTTCCCAAAGGTCAAAACCAGCCACCTTATTACCTGTTCCAGCATCATATAAGTCGTCTACAAAGAAATATGCCCCTGCCGTAGCAGTTACACCTGTGATTCTTACTGTAGCGTAGCGAGAATCCGTACCTGAATAGTATGCTGAGATGTTGAACGGTAGCCAAGAACCTGTAGTTGTCGCAAACGTGTAAGTATCATCTGGTGTGGCTGTTAGTAAAGTACCTGGTAAGAATAACTCTACCTTTAATGTACCGCTTGAAAAAGTAGCATTTCTGTATACATAGCCGAATATACCCACGTTAGAAGTCGGATTGGCAGGTATCTTAAATGTCCAGCTAGAGCCAGTCGTAGCGTTTTCTGGTTTACTTACTAGAGATAATGACGAGGCAGTACGAACAGTTGTATCTGTTAGCCCAGCTCCAGCACTCCACCAAGAACCCTTATTGGTGTACCAGCGGTGTTTAGAGGTGTTACCATCCATATTCTGAAACTTAGCTATGCTGGTATCGAGCTGGTTAAGGTAGTTTGAGTGAAGTGTAGATGAACCGAACGTACAGGTGTTAAAGTAGTTTTGGTTAAGTGTACCTGTAAGTGCGGTCATGTCAATTACGTTGCTACCGATAGTACCAAAGTTACAGTTGTTGAACACGTTACCCGAAGCGGTGGCAAGATAGACTGCGTTCTGTCTGGCACCGTTTACCGTACAGTTATTGAATGTATTTGCATTAGAGGCAAAGATACCAATTACATATCCAGCAGATGAGTTTACTGCATTGCCTCCGTAAGAGTGGCAGTTATTCATCACATTGGAAGTTGACGATGCACCGTAAGAGAACAAGGCACACGAGAACGTACTAGATGGGGCGTTGTACTGGAAACAGTAGTTCATGGTCTTATTACTTGAACCAGAGAAGCTTATCCCTGACTGAGCAACATAGTTTAAACCTCCCATGTTGTATAGCGTGATACCTGTGTGAGTTTGGGCTGTAGCATCGTTCTGTCTAAGCAAGAGACAACCACGACCAGTAATTGAGGCTTGGTACAAAACTAACCCATCGAATGTGGAGAGGCTAGATGGTGTGAGTGTGAGTGATTTACCAGAGCTAGAGTCACTATACTCCATTCTTGTGTAATCGAAAGATGAGTTTACGCTAGAGGAGTTGTTTATCCACCAGCCTCTCGTGTTGGTTAGAGCCTTTATTACTACGTTTCGGGTTAGGTTATTCATGTATGAACCGACTGCGTGAGTTTGGGTTAGTGCAGCTTCGGCACCCCCAGCCGTGTTACTCAGCACGAATGAGGTACTAGAGTTTCGGGTTATGATAAACCGAGTCTCATTCTTTAAGTAATCCGTAGCACCACCAAGTACAATCTCGTCTCCAACCTGAGCATCCCAAGCTGTTTGAGTAATGAGTGGACTGGCTGCCGTACCTAGACCAGAGGCGTAGGTTGTGTAAACATCACAAGTTGCTCCCGTAGTAAGTATCTGACCACCGTAAGACGTTACACCAGTGAATATACCCTGGTCGCCGTTGGCTGTTGAGTCAATAATGAATGTTGAAATAATAGTCTTAGTAGCTGAACCTCGTATGTCAAAGACACCTCCTGCTGTTACCCATACACTACCTTTTAGAGTGGTTGTACAGTTAGCTGCGGTATCGTGTTTGAATGTGCCACCTGAACCGATTGTAAGGGCTGCACCCATAGTCTGAGCGGTCGAACCGATACTTGTAGCAGCTTTTGAACCGAAGGTGTTAGCTGTGCCTGATAAAGTGCAAGTCTTGGCGGTGAGACCAGCATCATTAAACCCCCCTATCCATAGGTCATCTGAAGCCCCTAATGCCCCTGCGGTGTCATAAGTAAATTGGAACCATAAGCCTGAAGCTGCGGTACGGACATTACCAGACGAACCGACAGTATTCTTGAGCCTGCAAGTATAGGCCGAGGCTGTGAGAGTGGCGAACTGATACGGCGTGGCAAAGCGGAAGTAGTTCATACCCAACTGAGCATCGGCCAGGTTGATGGTAGCAGTAGCCTTCGATACACCAGACTCCATGATTTCAGCGGTGATGTTACCACCGTTGGCAGGGAGTGTTGATATACATATCCATACGCCTGTAATCTTATTGACTAAGTTCGGAGCTGTTACACCTGATGAAGTAATACCAGCTAATGTCAGACCTGCGGTTGTTGCGGTGATAGTCGCACTACCGAGCATAGTGTCATAATTAGTACCGTTCCAGGTCTGCATTGCCACTAGCTAATCTCCATTCCTACTTCTAAATCTTGACTTTTTTCATATTCCGCCTGGTAAGCTTGTAGTTTTGCAGCTATTTCTGCTACAGCGTTGCTTGGTGAGCATTCTACTGTCTGGCTAG